TATCTTCGTCTCTCTCTATCCCGAATGTTGGGACGGATCATGGATCGTGCCACTGAGTTGGGCAAGCACCTGGAGTGGTTGAAGGCGAGCATCGAGGTCGCTGAACCGAACGCTGTTGCGGGCCTGATTCGTGAGCGTCGGGCAACTTTGAGCGAATTGGCATCATTGCCGAGCTCGTTGGAGGGGTCGAAGGCTGATGACCTGCGTGCAAGACGTGAAGCCCGTAAGCGGCGTACCAACAATTCATCTGGTGCCACCCGACGTGCACAGCCTCGACGCAGCAACGGAAGCCATCGAGCTGGGTGAGTGCTACGGCCTGACCCTTGACCCCGACCAGCAGACAACGATCCGCGGTGCACTCGGTGAGCGTCGCGACGGATCATGGGCTGCCGGTGAGGTTGTTGACCATGAAGGCCGACAGGCCGGTAAGAACGACACGGCATTGCTCCGCAAGTTGGCTGGTGTGGAGCTGTTCGGTGAGCGACTGATCCTTCATACGGCACATGAGTTTCAGACGGCCAATGAGGACTTCCTGCGACTGGTCGCGATCTTCGAGGCCTTCGATGACCTGCGTAAGAAGGTTGCCCGTATCCGCTACGCCAACGGCGAGCAGGGCATCGAGTATGTCAACGGGGCACGGATCAAGTACAAGGCTCGTACTGGTGGCGCCGGTCGCGGCTACGCCGAGGCCGACGTCGTGTTCTACGACGAGGACCAGCACCTGCAGGCTGAGCATCTTGGTGCATCGCTACCGACGATGCTGGTCAACCCTAACTTTCAGGCATGGTTCTGCGGATCTGGTGCCTTGTCGACGTCGACGCAATCACATGCGTTACGCCGTCGGGCGATCCTGGGCATAGCTGGCGTAGCTGACCCGGGCCGGTTGGCGTACACAGAGAACACCGCTCAGAGCGTGAACGTCGTCAACGGCGAGATCGTGTTGCTGTCGCCCGCGATCGAGCAGATGCTTGACGAGGACGTGCTGTGGAGCCACCCCGGGTATCGCAATGGTCGTGTGTCGCGCGAAGCGATGGAGACCATGTTCCGCTCGTTGGGTCCAGATCTGTTCGGCCGGGAAATCTTGAACATCCCCGACCCAGAGCCCGGCGAGTACGGCGGTGTCATCGACCTTGCTCTCTGGTTGTCGCTGATCGAGTCGACCTCGAGCATCGCCTTCAACAAGTCGTGGGCATTGGCGGTTAGCCCCGATCGCCAGTGGGCAACGTTCGGTGTCGCCGGTCGTCGCGCTGACGGTCGCCTGCATGTCGAATGGTTGGAACGCAAGGCTGGCACATCGTGGGTGGTCGACACGGGAGTCGACTTGTATGAGCGATCCTGGATCCCGTTGCGGATTCACAAGTCTGGGCCTGAGGGCAGCTTCATTGTCCCGCTGCGCGAGCGTGGTGTCGAGGTGGTTGAGGTCTCATCTGCTGAGGTGACTGCCGCTACCGGACAGTTCATTGATGCTTGCAACGGCGGCCAATTAAGGCACCTCGGCCAGGCGTCGTTGGATATCGCGCTGAAGGGTGCAGTGCTGCGAACGTCGTCAGATGGTGCCGCCCTGTGGTCACAACGGAACTCGTCGACCGAGATCACGGCGCTAATGGCCTGCACGGTGGCGGCTGGTGGTGTGCCGAGCGAAGACATCGACCCACAGGTTTTTTAGGGAGGAGACGTACATGCAATTCACTCAGAAGCAGGAACGCAACGGCGCGACCGGTGCGACGTCCGAGCAGGATACGCCCGTGTCGGGCCCGGATGCCACGGCGCAGATCGCTTCGGCGATCAGTTCGGCGATGGCCACCGATCGCTACACCCCACCCGCACCTAGGGAGGCATGATGTCTGGTTCATATATCGATGCAGCTGGGCCGACGATCGCAGCGGATGCCGCTGAGGCCCAAGCTGGTGTTGCTCAGGCGACAGCATGGACTGAACAAAGTCAGGCCGATACGGCCCAGTTCATCAACGCTCACGGTCCTGCTGTCACTCACGGGCATCCTTCGGTCGGTGTGCTGCCGCCGTCTATCGCCGGCAACGAGTGACCCGTCCTGTTGTCGAGCTCGCTGCCGCTGTGGCCGTGATGCTCGTCGGGGCGTGGCTGATCGGCTGGTGGGCGGTCGGCATCGTCCTTGTTGTCGTCGGCGGCCTGATCGCCGTCGATGCTGTACTCCGCGACGCCCCTGGGCGCCAGTCGAAAAACAGGCCTTCGAATGAAGTGTTGGAACGGTGGAGGCGGGCACGATGAGACTTCTCGACCGTGTGACTTCCCGCTACCGGGCCCAGGGCTATTGGGAGGGGATGGCTTCCGGGGCGTCGGTGCTGACCAGCTACCCGTTGAATCCGAAACGCGAGCAGGCCGTCCAGAACATTGTCGCTGCCGCCCAGCAGGCCTACGAGACGAACGGTGTCGTGTTCGCCTGCACGTTGGTACGAATGATGATGCTCGCCGAGGCTGCCTTCAAGTTCCGCTCGTTGAAAGACAAGCACCTGTTCGGTAACCCGGATCTGCGCATCCTCGAGTACCCCTGGCCGGGGGCCACCGCTGGCGAACTATGGGCGCGGATGGAGCAGGCCAACTCGTTGAGTGGCAACGCCTTCGTCGCCAAGATCGAAGACGACGAACTGCTGATGCTCCCAGCGAACGAGGTTGTCATCGTCTCCGAGGTGGTGACCAGCTCGAGCGGGGTGAAGTACAAGCGGCCGATCGGTTACGACTGGGATCCGAACCGTCTGCCGGGTGTGACCCGCAACGCTGACGCGCAGTTCTTCACTGCTGACGAGGTGGCTCACTGGTCTCCGATCCCTGATCCGGCTGCCCGGTTCCGGGGGATGTCGTGGTTGTCGCCGGTGCTGCGTGAGGTGGGCGCCGACAGTGCGATGACGTCTTACAAGACGCTGTATATGGATCACGGTTCTCCGATCACGGCTGTCAAGTATGCGCGGCCGTTGAAGCCGGAGACGATCGACTACCTGATGGATCGCATCCAGGCCAAGTTCGGCGGTGCCGCTAATGCATGGAAGCCGTTGATCTTCGATCAGGGTGCTGACCCGGTGCTGTCCGCCGGCCTCGAGTCCCTTGACTTCCGCAACGTCCAGGCCGGTGGTGAACTGCGGATCTGTGCTGCCGCTGGTGTGTCGCCGAACCTGATCGGGTTGCGCGGTGGGAGTGTCGCTGATCCGGGTGAAACGTACCCGCAAGCGATGCGTCAGCTGGCCGACATGCACATGCGTCCGTCGTGGCGGTCGGCGTGTGCCTCGTTGCAGAAGCTCGTCCCTAATGTTCCCGACGGAGCGCATCTCTGGTTCGACACTTCCGACATTGCTGCGTTGCAGGCGGCGGAGACGGAACGGGCACAGGTCACCCAGGTGTCGGCGGCAGCGATGCTGACGTTCGTTCAGGCTGGCATGACTCGTGAGTCGGTGATCTCGGCGGTCACCTCCGGCGATCTTTCGCTGCTCGTGGCCGATCCGAACGCTGGTTTGCCAGCGGGTGCCGGGGCTACGACGACTGCGCCTCCAAAGGCTGGGCAGGCGCCGGGTGTGCAGACCGTGTTGACGAAGCCGCAAACCCCGGCGTCGAAGATGCCGATGCCGGCGTCGATGGCGATGATGCCGTCCGCCACCGGACGCCCCCGCGCTCCCAGCGTCAACGGGAAAGGAAGATGATGGAATACACCCGCTCGTTCGCCCTCGAAGACATCTCCGTGCGCTCCGGTGGCGACGGCCGCACCGTCGATGCCTATGCGACGGTGTTCAACACCCCGGCCGAGGTGCGTGACGCCGACGGCGAGTACATCGAAGAGATCGACCCGGCCGCGTTCAACCGTGCCATCGAACATTCGCGTCGTGCCAAAGGCGGGTGGAATATCCCGGTCATCTTCAATCACGGCATGACGATCTTCCACACCCCGAGCGAAATTGATTCGGTGCCGATCGGGGTGCCGGAAGAGATCCGTGCCGACAAGCGTGGGCTGTTCACCCGTACCCGCTACCACGATTCGCCACGGGCACGCGAGGTGCTGGAGGCGATCCGTGAGGGTTCGATCACCGCCTATTCGTTCTCCGGTGCGTTTCGTCGTAGTGACCCGCCGGTGCCACGGGGCGGGTTCCGTTCCGACGCTGCCGGCAACTTGAAAACGGTGCGTCGCACCGAGTCGACATTGCGCGAGTTCGGCCCGGCCACGTTCCCGGTGTACGCCGGCGCCGAAGTCGTCGGGGTCCGTGCCGAGCAGGCTGCATATCTTCTGTCCCGTATGGCACCCGGTGAAGCAAACCGGCTCGCCACTTTCCTTACTTCTGGCACTCAACTCGACCAGCTAGAAGCCGACACCCCCGATGAGGGGCCCGTCACCGAGGACTCGCCCGATGGGCACTCCGTTCGGTCACCGAAAGAACAACTACTGGCTCGGTACGCCGAGTTCATCCGAACAAGGAGCGCCTAATGGCACAAACACTGCAAGAGATGGAAGAGAGGATGCGGTCGATCCAGACCGACCTCCGTTCCATTGCCGAGATCCAAGAACCCGGGGATGACGACGTCATCCTTCAGGATTCACTCATCCAAGAGCACGCCAAGCTCGAGGCCGACGTCGCCCCACTGCGCAAGCGGATGGCCGAACTGGACCGGATTCGTCAGGTGTCCGGCAACGAGGACAATCGGGAAGAGCCGCGCACCGGCCCGACTCTCGTTGTCCGCTCGAACCGTGATCCGCTCGAGGACCTTGACTCCGTTCGGTCGAACCTCGTCCGGCCGGATGAGCTGCGCGCACGGGCGATGAACTTGATCGAAGACGATCACAAGCGTCAGCGCTTTGAGTTCTCCGACAGCGCCGCCGAGGCCGCGACAATGCGGGCACAGACCCCGCAGATCGGTCGTCACATCCTGCTCACCGGCGGTCAGGAATACCGCGACGCCTTCCGCACCTACCTGCAGACCGGCCACGCTCCCGAGGGGTCGTTCCGTGCGATCAACCTGACCAACGCCTCCGGCGGCTACCTGCTCCCGTACGTGTTGGACCCGACGATCGTGCTCACCAACAGCGGAAGCTCCAACCCGTTCCGCCGCGTGTCCCGCATCGTGCAGACCACATCGAACGCATGGCAGGGTGTCTCCTCGGCCGGTGTCAACGCCGCACTCGTTGCTGAGGCAGCGACCGCGGCCGATGCTGCACCGTCGGACTTCGCCCAGATCCAGGTGGTTCCCAAGAAGTTCGCTGCATGGGTGCTTGGCACCTACGAGGCGTTGGACGACACCGACTTCGGTGTCCAACTCCCCGGCCTGCTGTCGGACGCCAAGGACCGCATCGAGTCGTCCTACTTCGCCACCGGTTCAGGCACCAACGCCCCGCAGGGTGTCGCCTCGGCGATGGGCACCGGCTCCCGCGTCGCCCCCGCTGCGACCGGTACGGCGTTCAACGGCACCGCATCCAACATCGATGTCTACAACCTGCAGGCAGCATTGCCGCCCAGGTTCCGCAAGGCGCCCGGTGCGGCGTTCATGGGCAACATCGTCGTCCTCAACAAGGTCCGGGCGATCGACCAGTACGGCGGCGGCAGCTTCTGGGCGAACTTCACCAGCGATACTCCGGCGGCGTTGCTCGGTCAGCCCATCTACGAGGCCAGCGACTTCTCGTCGACCACGACCGGCACCTCGGGAGCGTCCGGCACGGCGTCGATCACGTTGATGTACGGCGATTTCGGCCAGTTCATCATCGCCGACCGTGTTGGCGTGTCGATGCTGTACGACCCGCTCATCAAGGGCACCGGTGCCTCGGCGCAACTGCCTCAGGGTGAGGCCGGCTGGTACATGTTCTGGCGGGTCGGAAGCCAGATCAGTACGACGGCGGGGTTTAGATACCTGACGATCAGCTGACGATTCGAGGGGCCAGGGTGGAGCACCGCCCCCCTGGTCCCTCGTCCCACCCACGGTGCGACAGACAGGGAGTCACGGTGCATCCTTTGACCATTGCGCGCTCGGCGATATACGAGCACGCCGCCATTCAAAAAGACCAGGAGCTCGCCAGCTTCCTCGCCTTGGTCATGGACCTCGAACCGTTGCGGACGATCGTCGAGGTCGGTGCCTTCGCCGGCGGAACGCTGTGGGCCTGGCATCAGTTGGGCGTCCGGGTGATCGGGGTCGACCTGCCACCACCCGGTTACCCGGACGGCCCGCAAGTCAACGACCTCGGGATGACCGTGATTTGCGGCGACAGCCACGACCCGGCAACCCGTGACCAGCTGTTGGCCGAGCTCGACGGCTTGCCGATCGACATGTTGTTCATCGACGGCGACCATACCTACGAGGGCGTGAAGGCCGACTACGAGTTGTACGCCCCACTGGTCCGCTCCGGCGGGATCATCGGGTTCCACGACATCCGCGACCACGCCCAACAGCCATACATCGAAGTCAAACGGTTCTGGCTCACGCTGCACGGCGAGAAGGAAGAGATCGTCTGTCCCCTCGGCGGCGACTGGGGTGGCATCGGTGTCATCCGTGCCGAAGACCCGGCCGTCGTCGCCGACCAGCGAGCTGAACAACTCGCACGTTACCTCCGGGCGCAGAACGGCGCCTATCACCACCCCGGCAAGACCTTTCAGAAAGTGAGATGATGAAAACCCTTACGATCGGTGCGGTCCCTCATTCGTTTGACGGATCTTCGTATTACAGGATCTGGTTGCCCTTCAAGCACCTCGACGCCAAGTCTCACCACATCGTTGGTGTCGCCCGCCCGGGTGGGCCGATGGTGACGATGCAGGAAGCCGAGGCGATGGACGCGCTGGTGTTCCAACGTCCCGCCGGCAAGGAGGGGGCGCGGATGCTCGAGCAGCTTGTCGGCCGTACCCGTCTGGTGTACGAGGTCGACGACGACATGCTCAACGCCACGTCGAACGGGCTGCCCCATCTCGTCAACGAGCGGTTCCGCGAGTCGTTCAAACGGTGCCTGCGCCTGTGCGACATGGTGACCACCACGAACGAGTACCTGGCGGAGACGATCCGCCCGTACAACGACAACATCAGGATCCTGCCCAATCACGTCAAGGCTGGTCTGCTCGACGTGGTTCGTCCGCAGCGGGAGCAGGTGACGATCGGCTGGGCCGGTGGCACCTCGCACATGTGGGACATGATGACGGTCGCTGAACCTTTGCGCCGAGTGCTCGACGACAACCCCGATGTCGACATGCATTTCATGGGCTACGACTTCTCGCCGCTGGTTGGCCGCCAGTGCCGCTGGTCGGTGTGGGAGCCGGATGTCGGCGACTACTACAAGGGCATTGATTTCGATATCGCTATCGCCCCGTCGGCGGATCAGCTGTTCAACCGTTCCAAGACGTGGATCAGGGCGTTGGAGATGGGCGCTCTCGGTATCCCGATCGTCGCCCAGAACCTGCTGCCGTACTCCGACTATGTGATCGATGGTAAGACCGGGTTCCTGGTCAACACCGAGGCCGAGTGGCGGGACCGTCTCACCGATCTGATCCACGACCCGGACATGCGTGCCGAGATGGGTGCGGCGGCTCGTGAGCAGGCGTCGGGGTGGACGATCGAAGAGGGTTGGCGCCTGTGGCACGACGCCTACGAGCACGCCGCCAGTTGATGTACCGCAAACACGAAGGAGTTGAACATGGGTGACCACGACGAACTACAAGGCCACGACCCGGTCGCCGAAGAGGCGATCAAGGCAGGTCCGAAGCCGAAGGCCGAGAAGACGCCATCGGCAAAGAAACCAGCGAAGAAGGCGGCAAAGAAGATCGCGCCGGCCAAGGCGACGCCAGCGCCCGAGCCAGTCGCCCCTTCGCATCCGTTCACGTTGGGATCATCAGCGGGTGAGCCGCGCTAGTTCAGTGCTCGAGGCGTGACGAAACTCTGATCGGAGTTGTAGGCCGATGACCCGCTACCTGTCTGTCAGTGAACTGAAGGCCTACGTCCGCTCCGAGATCTCCGTCGACGATGCGTTCTATGAGGATGCGATCCTCGCCGCGGAGACGATCATCGACAACGCGACGGCCCGCAAGTTCGTCGTCGCCGACCCGGCGGTGTCGACGGCGCGGACCTACAGGCCGTCGGGCGGTTGCATCCAGCTGATTGACGACGCTGTAGCGATCGTCTCCATCGTCGACAACGGGGCGACGCTGACCTCCGGTACGGACTATCAGGCTGAGCCGTTGAACGGGTTGTCGGATGCCGGTGAGTCGGTGCCGTTCTATGCGTTGCGGCGTCTCGGCTTCTACTACTCCCACTGGTACAACTGGTATGGCGTCCCTAATGCGGCGACGATCACGGTGACGGCCCGGTGGGGTTGGCCGGCGATCCCTGCGCAGGTCAAAGAGTCGTGCAAGATTATCGCCAAGGACGTGTTCAACATGCGCAACACGACCGGCTTCGGTCTTGTTGGCATCACCGAAGCGGGTGGTATCGGCACGCGTGAGAACGCCATCGTCCAGAAGACGGTCACCGACTACATGCACCCGCGTGCGATCGCGACGCCCTGATGGCCATCGACTTGCAGGCGGTCCACCGGGCTCTCGCCGGCCAGATCTCCGAGCACATCACCCGTGACACTAACGTCGCCGCTTTCCCCGACGGGTCGTACAGCCCGCCGCAGATCACCGTCCACTCCGACCCGGGCGGCTACCTGAACTATGCGATGACCTTCAACGACGAGGCCGACTTGATGTTGCGCCTGAAACTCGAGGTCGAAGCTGGTGACGATCTGGAGTCGGTGTGCATCAAGGTCACTGACTATCTCTCGTCGGGCACAGGCAACACGTCGTCGATCATCGATGCCGTGAACTTCGACCGGACCCTGGGTGGGGCGGTCGAGAATTGTCGGATCCTCACCGCCGAATGGGACACCGACACCAACCCTGCCGTCGCCTGGTTGCCCGTGGTGATCTACCTCAACAGGGAGTAGCGATGCATCCAGAGGCTTACGCCTACGTCGCTGACGTCATCGCCGAGCACGGCTTGAAGGGCGACGTGTTGGATCTGGGTGGCCGGTTCATCAACGGTTCGACCCGTGACCTGTTCCCCGACGGCGACCTGTACGTGGTGGTCGACATCGAGGCCGACCCGTCGGTCGACGTGGTCGCCGACGCCGGCGATCTCGATCTGGGGATCACGTTTGATGTGGTGCTGTCGACGGAGTTGTTGGAGCACACGCCGCGGGGTGCCGACATCGTCAAGGCCGCCTACCGCCATCTGCGTGAGGGTGGGATGTTCGTGGCGACGATGGCCGGGCCCGGTCGGCCGCCGCATGGTGCGGCGGGGTCGCCGTGGCCGTTGGAGGGTGAGTTCTACCGCAATGTGTGGCCTGACGAGTTGGCGGGGTGGCTGACTGCGGCGGGGTTCAAGGTGTATCAGACCGATATCGCCGGGACTGATCTGCGTTGCTGGGCGATGCGGTGAAAGTCCTCCTCGTCCACCCGGGAGCTCACTACTCGGTTGCCGATGTGTACAACGGGTTGCACGACGGTCTGGTTGCTAACGGTGCCGAGGTTGGGGTCGTCAACCTCAGCGACAGGCTTGAGTTCTACAGCGGGGCGCACATCAGCAAGGACGGCGAGTGGATCAAAGCGTTCTCTCGCGAGGATGGGATCAAGCTCGCTGCCAAGGGCATTGAGGTCGTCTGCTACGAGTGGTGGCCCGACATCGTCTTGATTATCACCGGGATCTTCATCCCGCCGGAGGTGTGGGGTGTGCTGGCTCGCCGCCCGCACCACGTCGTGCTGTGGAACACCGAGTCGCCGTACGAGGATGACCTGCAGATGCAACCGGCCCGCTATGTCGATACGGTGATCGTCAACGACCCGGTCGGCCTCAACGGCTTCCACAACGTCAACCCGCGGTCGTGGTATCTGCCCCACTCCTACGACCCGGCCATCCACAAGCCGGGGAAGGCGACGAAGTCGCTGGCCTGCGATTTCTGTTTCGTCGGTACCGGGTTTCCGTCGAGGATCGAGTTCTTCGAGAAGGTCGACTGGACCGGGATCAATGCGAAGTTCGCCGGCAACTGGGCGATGGTTGACGACGACTCGCCGCTGTTCCCACTGTTGATGTCGAACCGTGAGGACTGTCTCGACAACGCCGACACGGTGAAGCTGTACCGCTCGGCAAAGGTCTCGGCAAACCTGTACCGCAAGGAGACATCACCGCAGGGTCACGCTGAGGGGTGGGCGATGGGCCCGCGTGAGGTGGAGCTCGCCGCGACGGGGACGTTCTTCCTGCGTGAGGCGCGTGGTGAGGGTGACGAGGTGTTGCCGATGTTGCCGACGTTCACGACGCCGGCTGAGTTCGAAGATCTGCTCCGCTGGTGGCTGGCCCACCCCAAGGAGCGCAACCGCGCCGCTGCCCAAGCTCGGGCGGCGATCGCCGACCGCACGTTCCAGAACACGGCCCAACGGCTGCTCGGTCTGGTTGACGGCGTGATCAAGATCCCCCGCTAGGGGCTAACGCAAGGAGAAAATCATGGCCCGAATTGCCGGGAGGAATGGTGCTTTGTATGCCGGGATCACGTCGGCCGGCACTGCCGAACCGATCGCGTTCCTCAGTACATGGGCGCTCAATTTTGCGACGGACAAAATCGAGGTGACCGCGTTCGGTGACGTGACCAAGGTGTACGTCGCCGGTCTGCCCGATTGCCAGGGCACCTATGCCGGGTTCTACGACACGGCGACCGCACAGCTGCTGACCGCTGCGACCGACGGCGTGGCTAGGAAGTGGTACCTCTACCCGACGACGGCGACGGCGACGCAGTACTGGTACGGCACAGCGATCTTCGACATGAACATCGACGCCAGCGTTGATGGTCCGGTGGCGATCAACGGCGGGTTTGCTGCGGCGACGCAGACCACCAAGATCGGCTGATCGTTGGCGACGTTCAAGTCGTTCGCCGAGTTCGCTGCCGAGCTCGAGAAGATGAACAAGGCGATCGACAAGGCGACAAAGCCGATCGCCAAGACGATGGGCGATCGGGCCCGTGGCATTGCTCACTCCGAGGCGGTCGCAGATCTCGGTGGTGATCTGAAGTTCACACATTGGGCACCGAAGGCGGAGACGCATCTCAAGTCGATCCCCAATGGTGTTGTGCTATTGCCGACCAAGTCGGGCGCGGGTGTGTGGACGGTAGCCAACCAAGGCCGACACAGCACCTCGGGCGGATTCTCCGGGCCTGGCATCAACACCAAGACGGGGCTGACGAAGAAAACGAAGTCGGGCAAGGTCGGCAAGGTCAAGTCGTTCAAGAGCAAGAAGTGGAACGGCACGACCAGCGGCATGCATACAGCGGATAGGGCTGTCACCAAGATGGAAGCTGAGTTGATACCGATCGCCCGACTTGGCATCCGTGCCGTGATGGTGCAGCACTTCGACGTCGACTAGGAGCGTGTGACCGTGGCCAACAAGATCAGCACGGTCATCGACTTCGCGACCGAGTCAGCCAAGTCCAGCCTCAAGTCATTGCAGACGTCGGTCATGGAGGCCGAGGGTGCAGGTGGCAAACTCAAGGCTGGGTGGGGTTCCCTCAAGCAAGGCATTACCGAGAATGCGGCAGGTATCGCGACGGTTGCCGGGGGCGCTTTGCTGGCGTTCGGCGTCAAGGCCGTTGGAGCGTTCACCGACACTGCCAAGGCAGCTATTGACCTGAGCACCAGCACCGGCTTGGCAGTAGAAGATGCCTCACGCTGGATTGCCGTCGGTGACGATTACAAGGTCGGGGCCGATGCGCTGGCGACTGGGCTTGGCAAGATCGCTAAGACACTCGATGACACGAAGTGGTCGAAATACGGTATTGCGACGCGTGATGCCGGTGGACAGGCCCGTTCGACCAACGACATCTTGCTCGACACGTTCGACATGCTCTCCAAGGTCACGAACAAGACCGAGCAGGCACGCATCGGACAGCAGTTGTTCGGCAAGGGTTATCAGTCGATCACGCCGATTCTCGGTCACACCCGCGCCGAGTACGAAAAGATGCTTGGCACGGTCGAGAAGGGTCAGGTCATCACCGAGGCCGAGGCCAAGAAGGCGGAGAAGTTCCGCCTCGCCGAGGACCAGCTTGGCGACGCGTTGCGCGACGTCACGATCCAGATCGGTGAGCAAGTCGCCGGGATGGCACCACTGTTGGTGGCGATGGCGAAACTCGTAGCGATGCTGAGTGGCGGCGTCGGTGATTTCCTGGACTTCAACACGGGTGCCGGCGACGTGATCAACACCCTCTACGAACTGCGCGGCGAAGCCGACCGTGGTGGTAAGTCGTGGGAGTCGTGGCGCAAGGACGTCCTTGAAGGCAAGGTGTCTCTCGAAGAGGCGGTCAAGCAGATCCATGAGGCTGCTGCCGCTCACAAAGAGATCAACGACACCCTCGACGGTGGCGAGAAGTCGTGGGAGCAGGCCACTGCATTGTCGGACGATCTGACGGACAGTTTCGAGCACATGGGCATAGTCGGCCAGGATTCTGCCTCTGCGCTTGTCAAAGCCACGCAGAGGTACGCCGATCAGGTTGACAAGACGTCGCGTGAAGTGCAGTCCGACATCGACGCGATGCAGCACAAGTGGGACACACTGTTCAACAACCTCGACGCTGAACAGTCGTTGATCCACTTGAAGCAGCAGGCCGAGGACGTCAAGAAGGCCAACGAGGACGCCGGTAAGGCGATCAAGGAACATGGCCCTGGTTCGCCGGAGGCCATTGCCGCGATTGCCGATGCCCGCGACAAGCAGATCGAGCTCGAGAAGGCGACAGCCTTGTACGCCAAGGACATCGCCGGGTTGCCCCCGGAGGTGGCAACGAGGATCGCCGCCGAGATCGGTGCAGGTGACATCGACAAGGCGATCGCCGAGGTCGAGCAGGGCTTCCAGAATCACGCATTCCGGATCAACGCCCACCTCGACACGATCGTCATCGACGGCGAGACGCATGCGGCCGGGTCGACGAGCATCAACGGGATCAACGTCAAGCCCTCGGTAGGCAAGAGCGCCAGTGGTCGTGACATCCCAAGCGGGGAGGGTCTGACGCTCGTCGGTGAGAAGGGCCCGGAGTTGATCAGTTCGCCGGGGTCGCAGGTGTGGAACGCCGACCAGACGGCGGCGATGCTTAACGGCGGTTCGAGCACGACGGTTCAGGCGGTCAACATCTACGTGACGTCGATGCCGACCCCTGATGATGTGATGCGTCTCGTCAAGAAGTTCGAGCAGCGCAACGGGCCCGGCTGGCGATCCTGATGCTGACCGAGACGGTCGCCGCCTATTTCACCGTCACGAGTTCGTCGACTGTGTTCGTGCTCGACGACCCGGTCAAAGGCGTCCTCGACGGCGCCACCTACGTCCTCGCCGGCGACGTTGCCACCACCCTCCCGGCGGTCCGTCAGGTGACGATCAACCGGGGCCGCGACCGCCAGCTGGACGAGTTCGTGGTCGGCACCGCCAACGTTGAGGCCAGCAACCGCGACCGCCTCTACGACCCGTCGTACGCCGCCGGGTTGTACTACGGCAACCTCGTCCCCGGCAAACGGGTGACGATCACCACCAACGGGGTGACGATCTTCGACGGTCTGATCGAGGACTACAACTACACCTACGATCAGGTGTCGACCGATTCAACGGTGCAGTTCAGTGTCGTCGACTGCCTGGCCACGCTCGGGTCGGCGGAGTTCGACGAGTGGACGTCGTCGGCCGGTCAGCTGGTCGGGGCCCGCCTGACGTCGATCCTCGACCGCGCGGAGGTGGCGTTCCCAGCGTCACGGTCGATCGACACCGGAACCTCAACCCTGCAAGCAGATCTGGTGTCGTGGGGGTCGAACGTCCTCAACTATGCGCAACTGGTTGTGCGTGCCGACCTTGGGCAGCTGTTCGCCTCCAAGGATGGGGTGCTGACCTTCTACGGCCGCAACCGTTCGGTGACCGGTGTCGGTGCCCCGGTGCTGGCCGATGACGGGACGGGGATCAAGTACGTCGGCATCGAGGTCGACTACGGCACCGAGCTCCTGTTCAACCGGGTCAGCGTCGACGCGACCGGGTTCACGAAGCAGACGGTGACCGATGCGGCGTCGTTCGCCCAGTTCGGTAAGTGGTATTCGCTGTCGATCTCCGGGCTGCCGCTCGACTCCCAGCAGCAGGCGCTTGACCTGGCCAACTACCTGCTCAGCCTGTACAAGACCCCGACGTCACGGTTCAAGTCGGTCACCGTCGCATTGCACGCCCTCTCCGACACGGATCAGGCGTCGATGCTCGCCCTCGACATCGGGTCGGTGATTCGCCTGATCTACACCCCCAACGATGTCGCCCCGGCGATCGACAAGTTCTGCATGGTCGAACGGGTGTCGCACTTGATCGACGCCAGCCAACTGGTCCACACGATCACCTACGGCCTGTCGAACCTCGCCGACGGCTTCTCCGGGCATCCGTTCATCCTCGACGACCCGGTCGCCGGCGTGCTCGATTCGACCTACGTCCTCGCGTTCTGACCCCCTCACTGAAGGCGGCTTCATGCTCAAGCTCTACACAGTCGTGCATCCCGTCGCGGCAGACAACCAGTGGAAGGCGCCAGAGGGTTGGCGTTGGGCGATCCAGACCGACGACCGCTACGACCGCTGCTCGATGCACTACGAGGACCCGGCCGCGGACGCCAACTGCATCATCGCCGGATGGCAACCATCGAGACAGGACGCGGAGAACGAGATGTCGCTAGTGCTCGCCGCATGCCGACGCACCCTGCTCGCCTACGGCGGGGTAGCAGCCCTCCCGGAGATCGCCCAGCAGGTGTTGGCTGACTGCCCTTTAGGCCCTGAGGTCGTCGGCGAATTGGCGATGCTCGGATGACCACCTACCAGGTGTTCGTTCCGGGAGCTGTTTTGACTGCAGCCCAGTTGAACACGAACTGCTCGGCTGATATCCAGGTGTTCACCGGGTCGGGTACGTGGACGAAGCCGACCAACCCGTCCTCGACGGCGACAACGTTCGGGGTCGTGGTCGGCCCCGGCGGCGGTGGTGGATCGGGGCGTCGTGGCGCGGCCGGATCCGAACGCGACGGTGGTGGCGGTGGTGGCGGCGGCGAGCGGGTGACCTTCACGATGGCTACCTCGGTGCTGTCTGCGACAGAGACGGTCACTATCGGTACGGTCGGCGGCGGCGCATCAGGGATCGCCGTTGACAATACGAACGGCGGCGGTGGCGGCACTGGGACCAACTCCTCGATCGGCACCACGAAGATTGTCGCTCGTGGCGGCGGCGGTGGCGCCGGTGGCGGGGCTGCTGGAACCTTCGGTGGAAACAGCGGAATCGGTTATATCGGAACCAACTCGTCGACGGGCATTCTAGGTGCCGGTGGTGGCTGTCCAGCTTCTAGTTCGATTGGGCTGGACGGTGGACCCGGTAATCACAGCGTTGCGGGCGGCGGTGGTGGTGGTGGCGGTGTCACGACAGGCAACGCCGCTCAGAACGGCGGTGTGGGTGGTGCCAATGGTGGCGTTGCCGGTGGCGCGGCTGGCGCGGCGTCTGGCGGTAACGGCGGCGTGCCCGGTGCTCAGACCGCGAACTCAGGAATGCCTGGCGCAGGCGGCGGTGGTGGTGCTGGGGGAACTGGTGCCGCCGGCAACGGTGCCGTCGGTGGTATCTATGGTGCTGGCGGCGGCGGTGGGGGTGGCTCGACTAACACGTTCGCCTCCGGGGCCGGTGGCGCTGGTGGCGCTGGAATCATTATCATCGTCACGACTCGTTAGCCGAGTGAGTGCTCGATCTCGGCGGCGAGGATCTTCCCGGCGACCGTCACCGGATCGCGAACGTCCTCGGGGTCGAGGATCACTGGTTCCGGCAGCGGGTCGGTAGCACTGAACGTCTCACGCAGCATCCGTAGCCGTGCTTCGGTTTCCGGGGTCACGGCGGCACGTTAGTTGACGAGAGGTGACCCCAGCAGCTCGCAATGCTGAACGGGGTACTCGTTGGGGTACGTTCCTTCGTTGACCCACGGGCATGATCCCTGGAACGGGATGGTCGTGGTTGTCGGCGTCGGTCGAACTGCTGGTGCAGGCGTGACGATGTTCGTCACGACCTGTGGCACTGGGTTGCAGGCGGTGAGCCCGGCGAGGGCGAGCGTGGTGGCGATGATGATGGCTTTGCGGTTCATGGTTTGTTCTCCTTGAGGATCTTGCGGACACCGGCTTCGGACATTCCGACGACTGCGGCGATTTGACGATTGCTCGCCCCTTCGTTGTGGGCGTCGATGATCGCCTGGCGCCGAGCTGCGGGGGATGCGGCTCGGAGTCGGGCTTCTGTCTCTGGTGTCACTCACCCACTATGCGCACAAAGTACGCACCCTGTCAAGGGGGTAAACCGATGGTCGTTCGTGGATCGCTCGCCAAGGCAATCATTCAGCGCCAAGCCGAAGAGATCGAATCGCTCAAAGACGAGGTGTCCACCCTCAAGCAGGAGCGCCAGATCGCGGTCGCCGGTGAGGCCCCGGAGGAGATGATCCTGCCATGAGACGGTGGTTCCGCAACTGGTTAATCGGCATCGTCCTCGAGGCGTTGAAGCGTCGTGACGAGTTGATCGACGCCGAGCTGGCCAACCTGCGCGGGATGGGCGGCGAGGCCGCGAGGGAGAGGTACACCCAGTTGAAAGACGGCCGGTACTGGTGACCTCTACCGTCCGCAAGGGTCAGACCGGGGTCGACTTCAGCTTCGCCAAACCACCACCCGCCCGCCTCCGCGAGCTCGGCTACACCTTCATCGTCGGCTACATCAGCGTCCCGCCGGCGGCCCCGGCCAAGAACATCTCCAGGGTCGAGTGCGAGGCATACATCGCCGCCGGGCTGAAGGTCCTCCTGGTGTGGGAGATGTCGGCGACCCGCGCCAGCCTCGGTGCCCCCTACGGCAAGCTCGACGGCAACAACGCCAAGAACATGGCCCTCGCTCGCGGCTATCCGGGCAACGTCCCCATCCTCGTCGCCGACGACACCAACACCGTGGCCACCAACATCGACGCCCACGAGGCCTACCTGCGGGCGTTCGCCGTGGAGTGCGACCCGTACCCGATCGGGATCTACGGCGACACCGACATCCTCGCCCGCTGTGTGGGCCTGTGGCGTATCGGGTGGGTTCCTAACGCCTGGTCGTGGTCGGGGACGTCTCGTGCCAATGCAGAGGCCAAAGCGGGGGCGATAGGTGCCCATGTGCTGCAACACACCGGGTTCTACATCGACGGTACCTGGGCGGTGGATCCGAACGTGGCGATCCGCGACTTCCCGGCCTGGGGGATACCCGACCCGTTACCGTACGTGGAGGATGATGTGAAGTTCTTCGACAACCTGGAGACCCGCACCATGCCCTACGGTGAGGCGCCCCCGACGACCGCGGTGTTCATCGCCGACGTCGCCAAACGCAACATCGGCGCCGAGGAGTACGCCGCCTACGGCAACCCGGCCCGGGTGTCGCTGACC